GAGTAGTATATCTGATGTTTATGTAGAGACTTATGATGATTCTTTTGTCAGAGAGTCTTTTCCAGTTGGTGTTGTAGTTAATCCACTGGCAGTTGTAAGTTATGAAGAAGTTAGTATTGCTGAAAGTATAGATCAGCCAGACTTCTATAGTGGAATCGAAGGGTATGAAGAAGTAGGAATTACTGAAAGTGTTACATTAGAGATTTCTGATTTAGCTTTGTCAGTACAAGATACTATCTATGTTATTTCAGTAAGAGATATTTCCTTATCTATTGTAAGGAAACCTAGTACTCAGGACTCTGTGCGATTGGCAGAATCTACTGGGGCTCAGGTATCAGACCTCCCAGGGTCTGTACTTAGCACGGTAACTCTGAGTGAGCAGACGGTAGCAGAGATTAAGCTGCAGATAAGTACAGTAGAGACTCTAACTGTGTCTTCTGTGGTCTCCGTTTCTCCGTCTGCATTAGAAATAAGCACTAGTAGTAGGATCTCTGTTGGAGAGAGTGTGACCTCTGGTGGAGATGCTGATAATAGTGTCTATGATAGTATTGGAGTTAGTGAGAGTGCAGTAGTAAGGTTGGGCTTGTTAATTGGTGTTTATTCAGAAGTTTCTATTTCAGAATCTGTTGGTAACGAGAATGCTTTGTTGGTCAGTGTTAACGAAGCAGTTGAGATTAGTGAAAGTACTGGTGAGATTGTTAGTGACTTAATTTTGGTAAGTGTAGAAGATGTTACTGTTCAGGGAAGGGTAACAATTAATGAAGATGATTTGATTAACTTGCTGTTCCTTGATGTAGATATTCTTGTGCCAGTTATAGAAAGCGAACTGCTTGTTCCAGAGATGCCAGTAAGCATACTTACTCCTGACATAGAGGTGGAGCAATGGTAAGAACTGTAGAGATACTTAAGACAGTTCCAGAGGAAGGGACTGCAGTTTTTAAGTTGATATTTAAAGATTCAAATGGAGATCTTGTTGTCCCCGAGACTCTGTTCTGGGACTTGACAGATCTTAGTGGAGCAGTAATTGCATATAACCAGGAAGTTACAAGTTTAGCTTCAGAGAAGTTAGTCACCATTTATGGTGCTGATCTAAGAATACTCCAAGATGAATTGAGCTATGGTGAGAGGCTTATTACATTCAGGGCTACCTATAACTCTGGACTCCCCCTGAATAAGCAAATTAAGTTCAGGGTACAGAATCTAAAGCTCATTGGTTATCCTCTGTCAGTAAGTGCAGTAGATGCTATCTTTACAGATGATTACCTGAAGGAAGTTGGTGTTGCATGAATCAGTGGGTTTTAGATAGGCTTAAGGTTTGGAAGGATAGTCCTTTGCAGTTTGTACAAGACTGCATAGAAGCTGTTCCTTCGGATCAACAAGCTGAGGCACTCTACGCCTTTCCAAAGACTAACAGAATGACCATTAGGTCAGGACATGGAACTGGTAAGGATGCATGTGCAAGTTGGATTATTCTCTGGTTCATGGCAACGAGACCTTATCCTAAGGTAGTCTGTACAGCGCCTACTAATAGACAGTTGGCAGACGTTCTCTGGAGTGAGTTAAGCAAATGGCTACGGAGGTCAAAGTTTACTGATGAGTTTGTTATCCAGAAAGATAAAATGTTCCATAAGGAAGCACCAAAGGAATGGTGGGCCAGAGCCGTTTCGCCCAGTGTCAAGGCGAGCAAAGAGGAACAGGCTGAGACTCTTGCAGGATTCCACGGCGACCACCTCCTCATCGTGGCGGACGAAGCGTCGGGGATACCAGATCCTGTATACATACCTCTCGAAGGTGCGCTTACACAGGACGACAACAGAGTTCTTTTAATTGGCAATATGACCAGAAATACTGGATACTTCTATGACAGCCACTTTCATCCTAAGATTAACAACGCCTGGCTAAAACTTCACTGGGACTCAAGGAAGAGCACGAATGTTAAACCATCTTACCCCCAGTACATGGAGGATAAATATGGTAAGGAATCTAACGTATTCAGAATTCGTGTCATGGGCGATCCTCCGCTTGACAGTGAGAATACGCTTATCCCTCTTGCGTGGGCTATACAGTGTATTGGAAATGAGACACAAATTGCAGATGATGAACCAATATATCTTGGAGTGGACGTTGCGAGATATGGTGAAGATTCAAGCGTTATTATGCCGAGAAAAGCCAACAGGATCTACCCCTGGGACACGTTCCAAGGCATGAATACGATAGACCTTGGTGCCAGGGTCATGGCGAACTTTGTTGATATGGAAGCAAGTGGTATTGCCTGTGACGAGATTGGAGTTGGTGCAGGGGTAACGGACTGGTTGCAGAAGAGACCTGGAGGAATGACCACTGTCTTTGGAATTAACACAGCAAATAGTTCAAGTGACAAGAATAGGTTCATAAATCTGAGAGATGAACTCTGGGCCAACATGAGAGAAAAGTGTATGCGGCAGCAGTACTGGTTCCCCGGAGCCACAGAGAAAGAGAGGGAAATGTCTAACGACCTTTGTGATGAACTTGCCTCTCTCACCTACGAGCTTCAGGGATCAGCCATCAAAGTGGAGTCCAAGAAACAAGCAAAGATGCGGGGAGTAATGTCGCCCAACATTGCTGATGCCCTGGGCCTCACTGAGTACTTTAGCAACACGGCCTATTTACTCTGGACTAAGACAGACAAGTACAAGAAACAGCATGAAAGATGGAGAAAGAATGCAGGAGAGGAAAGCAGCCTTGGAGCCCATGCGTGGCAAGTGTTTTAGGCTGCCCGCGGGTTAGTTATTCTTCTTGTTTTGTTTTTAGCGCGCGCGGTTGCGCGGCGCCTTATAGACCGTCCTAGTCATTTGGAATTAAGAAGTGTCAAATATTGACATTTACTGAAGGAAATATAAGATGCCTAAAGCTGAGAGAATGCCTTTCCTTAATGATAAGGATATGGATCCAGATCATATAAAGATCTTGGATTGGCTTAGTGACTGGGAGCAAAGCTCCCCGGAGACTGAGTGGAGAGAGTGTGGTCCTGAGGATTATAGGTTCTATGCTGGTGATCAGGACAGTGATGCAGTTAAGAAACTTCTGCAAGAGCAGAAGAGGCCTATAACAGTCTTTAATGAGATTAAGCCAAAGATTGATATGCTTATAGGCTTGGCTGCTCAGACAAGGTTTCAGCCAGATGTAGTTCCTAAGGGCACTGAAGATGAACCCCTTGCACAGCTTATGAAAGGGACTTTGTATCATTATACTAAGAAGATTAAACTGGTACGAAAGGAAGTGGATTGTTTTGAACACTCTACTAAATCAGGTAGAAGCCTTTTGTACTTCTATATAGATAAGGAAAACCCCTTTAAGCCAAAGATTATGGCCAAGAGAATTCAAGGGCCAAGCTTCATACTTGATCCACAAAGCATTGAATATGACATGTCTGATGCAAGGGCAATCTTTATTGATAAGTGGATGAGTGAGGAAGACCTAAAGGCTAACTGGCCTAAAGTAAATGTTGAGATGCTTAAGAATCATGCTGGATATGCAGGTGCTGGCTACCCGCTGTTCTGGAATGAGCAAGACGATCTTTACAGAGTAATAGAGTGTTGGTATCGTAAGTATGAGAAGATGACTTGGTTTACTAATCCCTTGACTGGAAAGGTAGAAAGTCTTAAGCCAGAAGAATTTAGCAAGTTTGTCAATCAACTTTCTCAGGGTATTCCTCAGCCAGATGGTACTCGGAGTCAGCCTATTCCTCCCCCTGATTCCTTGGAGAGTATGGTGAGGAATACCTATTACATGATTTTTACTGATATCTTTAAGATAGAGGGTGGACCAAGTCCCTATAAATGGAAGGGATTCCCTGCAGTTCTCTTTGGTGCATATAAGAACGACAACACCAATGCTTGGTTTAGTGCAATCAAGATGATGAAAGACCCTCAGATGTCTATGAATACTATGCGTAGGCAGCTGAGTCACTTGTTACAAACCCTTCCCAAGGGTATGCTTAAGCATGAAGTTGGTGCAGTTATTAACATGGAAGAGTATGAGAAGAGATCAGCTGATCCTTCCTTCCATCTTGAGATTGCTAAAGGCTCTTTTGACAAGGTTGACTTCGTTACTCAGCCAGGCATTAGCCCCATCTACAACCAGTATGACTTAGTCATGGCTCAGTCCATGAAGGATTCCAGTGGTGTTCAAGATGACCTAATGGGGATTCAGAACACCTCGAGAGAGCCTGGTGTGACTGTTCAGATGAGACAGCAAACAGGACTTGCTGTTCTTTATATCTTGTTTGATAACTTCAGGGAAAGCAGGTTGGATGCAGGTAGGATTTTGCTGAGTTTTATTCAGCAGTATGTTAGTCAGGAAGAACTAATCAGAATCCAGGGGCCAGAGGGAATGGAGTTAGTTAAGATCAACTCTGAGACTAATCCTCAGTCCCCAGATTTCAACGATGTTAGCATTGGTGAGTATGACTTAGAAGTAGAAGAGACTGTTGAAAACGCCACTATGAGATTGGCAATTGCTCAGATGCTTACAGAATTCAGCCACAACAATCCAGGATCTATTCCTCCTGACATTGTACTTGACTACGCCAATCTGCCTTACACAGTTAAGCAGAGAGTAAAGGAAGCAACTGCTGCAATGCAGAAGGCAGAACAAGATAACATAGAGGCTGAACGTGCATTGAAGCAAAAAGAGATAGATACAAGAACCATGCTTGAGCTTGCTAAGATGAAGATGGATCATGAGATAGCTTTAGAAAAGCTTGGATTGGAGGGCTCCAAAGCTGAGAAAGAAGTTGAGATGGATAGAGAGAAACTTGAAGCTGAGATCAGAGCGAATACTAAGACACAAGAAAGTGAACTTAACTTAGAGAGGGTAGCAAGCAAAGCTGAGCTTGGAATGTCTGAAGAGAAACATGATCAAGAACTAAGACAGGCAGAAGAGAAGCATAAACTTGACATGAAGATGGCTCAAGAGAAAACTGCTGCTTCGGTGGAAGCCGCGAAACAGAAAGCTAAACTAGTTAAGGAGAAATCAAATGGGAGCAAGTCCAGTAATTCAAAGTGAAGTCGATGAGTTGTCTGCGGTACTGGAAGCACAAAGGAATCCAGACAAAGTAGTAGCTGAAGAACCCGATCCTGCTCTGGATGAAAAGGCAGAAGAAGCTGCTAAGCCAGAAGAGAAGGCAGAGGAGAAACCTGCTGAGACAAAGCCTGAGAAAGTAGACCAAGAAGGCTTCTCTATTGAGGAACAGAATAGAGAACTTAGACAGATTCTTAGGCAACAGAAGCGTGACATGGAGGTGATGAGGCAGAAGCTTAGTAGGGTTGAAAGGAGGAGTTTAGAGGCCAGTAAGAAGGTAGAGGATGAAGTAGATGATAGTGCACTGTTTGGGAA